TTTTTCTCTTGCCTTGTTAAGGCGTGATTTTACTTGAGACTCTGTGAGTCCAAGTTGCTCTGATATCTGTTTGTAAGACAGATTTTGTATAGAGCGTAGTTCAATTATATTCTTATACTTCCAACGAAGCCGCGACAAGGCATTATCTAGAGCATCACTTTTCTCTGCGAAGATAAAATCTTCTTCAGGTGAGTAACTGGCCTGGTTACTCAACTGTAGAGAGTTGGCATCGTCGTCAATCCAATAGTTCGCTTTTTCCTTTTTAGTATGTCGAATATAATCAATACTAGTATTTATTGCAATAGTTTTCAACCACATCTCAAATGAGATATTGTTTACATAGCTATCTAGCTTACTAAAAGCTTTAGTAAAAGTAACAGATAATAAATCATCTGCTACATCTTTATTATTTACAATATAATAAATAGTATTATAAATAACTTTACTAAAACGATTATAAAGCTTTGTGAAGGCAGATTGTTTACCTTCTTTTGCCTGTTTGATCAGTTCGAAAATCTGCTGTTTTTCTAAATCTGTCATAATTACGGGCATTGTGCTGAACTGATAATCATAAAAGTATTTCGACACTATTACATAATTTGAAGTAACTTTTATTTGACCTGTTCAACGATTAGTGAATATAGGGCCGATCAAAGCCCTATATTCTTAAAATGGTAATCCTAGTTCATATCTACAGTGATACTCCATATAATCTTTTGAGAACTTTTGATAAGTATCCCAAATACATTCCATAAACTCTCTTTTCATATGCATAGATATTCTGTCTGAAGAAAGTTTATTAATCATTCCGCATATTATTCTGATACGAACATCCAGAGTAAACTTAGTATCTTTTCCAATTCTTTGAAGTATATTAGTATCAAACCAATATATTATACGTCTAACAGATTTATGTGATTTCTCTAAATTTGTATAGACCCACCAGGAGGCTCTCCAATGAAATGACTGATACTGTTTACCCCACGGAGTATATACTCTGTTAGTAAGACTGTATAATACCATTTTCCTTTTTTATTTCTTTAGCTATCTTGCATATTACAAGTTGTGCTTGTGCAGCCGACCAACCTGTTATACTCATGATATACACTTTAGTACTCATAGCACCTCTACCTGGAATAGAAGTATCTACTTTATACCTTTCTTTGAATGTGCGATACATAGCATCATCAATGCTTGGCATCTTCGCGCCACGCATAGAACGTAGTTCTATAGGTAGCTGACATACGTCTGAGCCTTCATAAGGATAAAACACATACATTTCTGGATGTGCGTATATACTTTGAATCTCAAGGGACTCTTCTTTTACTTCTCTGAATTTTGCTTTTTGAAAAACATCATTCATAATTATTGCTGAAATAATCCGTAAATGCGGAGTTTCACCAACAACAATTGCTAGAAGTTCAATATCACTTCCAACTACTTGATATACACCTGGTTCATTTAGTCTCATGGTTTATTGATTTCTTTTTTAAAGTTATCTACTATACCAGATACTTGATCCATAGTTAATTGTGGATATTTATCCATTACTTTACCTATTGCTTCAATATCTGATTTACTTTCGTTCAGCATGTGCTTGAACTCTCTTTCTTCTTGTTTGGAGTCAAACCAAACCCACCAAGGTACTACGCGCATTGATATTCGTATTCTTTAATTTTGTTATTCAATAACTCCCATTTCTCTCTGTCAATATCAGTTGCTTCTACTAAATAGATGATATCACAGGTAGACTTAAATACGCCACGAATATAGTTCATTCCTTCTCTATAATGATATTTATTCTTATAGACTCTAGGAACATTAGCATGAAGACGAGTTATTAACTCGGTTTTCATTTTCAATTCAGTTGATGCTTTCTCCCATGATTCTGGTAAGTTAGCTCTAATAAAGTTCATTAATCCCATTTCAAATTAATTTATTGATTAAACTTAATATTATTTGTAGTAAGAGAGGGATTCGAACCCTCGATACTAGCTTTTGATATTATCTCACCGCTCTTCCATACTGAGCTATTCTTACTTCCAGCTTTTTACGACATTAGCTTAGCCGTTTGGTTTATCTCACGCCGCTAAGCGTGTATAATCCATTACATAACTTGTATTGCCAGTTATCTGCTTATTGACCTATTCTACTTCACATTGTCGCAGTCAAATGCCTAGATGCCCCATTTAAAGTAGTACTCTTACAAAATTTAACTTATAGTTTGAGTACTACTCCCGATCTTCTTATCGCTGTTAATGAAAAAACTCTTAAAGAGAAATCGAAAATTAGCGTGAGATTTCTATACGGGCCTCTTATTATTCTTGCTTATTCCATTTTTTGTGGAGCATGAGGGAGTCGAACCCTCGTCCTAACGACTGATTCATAGACCTAACAGTCAATTGTGACTATGTAGGCGACCAAACCTACATAGTCTTTGGTCTTTTTTAAATTATTTTTTTAATGCCTTGATAACCTGTCTTGGAAGTATAGGATACCTTTCGGCTTCTATACGGCATGATGTCTAGCATCGCACTATTCCAAAAATGCCGACTTGATATCATAAGAATGCTATTGCATAATATACTCAAAGAGTATAGAATCTGTATTTATATATTGCGCAATTTATATATACATCCTCATGATCTTAGGCACATGATCAGTGGCACGTTGTCATAATGTCCTACTCTGGCATCGGTTGTATTACTACACCTTACACTTGTTGTATGCATGTTAATTCATGCATGAGCTGCTTCTTTGGGTACTTAGCACACAATGTCGTCACCTCCTATTAGCTACTTTCTCTAGTTAGGTTATATAGTCAATATTGCTATTGCTAAAACACTATACTTGGACTATGCGTGGAGAATTAAAGGGACAACAATTGTCCATCCCATCTCCAATCATAACGGGCTTTCGGGTATTGGTTAAGCAATTTGTTTTGCTGTTCCTGATACCATTTGTCAACTTCACGAAGAAGATTGTTAGCCTCTTTGTAGAGCTCTTTACAATCCTTCAGGTAGTCTTCAATAGTGATTCCGCCGTTACGCAGTTTGTCATCTTTTTCAGAGAACTTCTTCAAGTAATTGAGTTTGACCTCTTTTTCCTTGTCAGTCTTTTTCATACTCAAATAAGTTGCAAGACGAGTATACTCACTCTTCAAAGTTACGTCAATATGACGTTCCGTGAGCTCCTCTTTACGCTGTTTTGCAATCTTTTCAGCAGCAGCTTTTGCAACATCTTCTGTTACAGTTGAGCCATTGTTGATTACTTCTTCAATGTTCTCTGCTGATACTTTTGTAATATCAGCTACTTTTGCTTCTTCTTTTGTCATTTTTTTGATAATGTTTAAAGATTGATACTATTGTTAATTAATCTCGAGTTATTTACTCTTCTTTTTTTTGCAAGATATTCTTTACGAAGACGTCTCTTGCGTTGGTTACATGATTCACGTTTACCTGCTTTGACAAGTTTACGATTGTCGTACGCAGTTTGGTTTCTTGTTTTATTTTCAGCGTTAATCTGAAGATAAATAATGCCTCTAGCAAAGCTCTTTGTTACTCTTTTGCGATAGGCGATAATTCTTTTCATTGCTTCCTCTTTTCCATATCTTTTATAGAGGTTAGCTTGAATTCTTTGTTGTCCCATATTTTTGATAATAATTGGTTTAATAATAAAAAAGAACTGTTCTGTATATTTGTATACCTTATTCTACAGATAACCCCTATCCTTCTTCTATCCTATATAGGATTGCCGTTGTATAGCCATTGTACTCTAGTTCTTATGAACTTCCATTAGGGTTCTGGTATATTTACAGTTCTTTTGGGTTGATTGGAATCCACCATACTAACAATTTAATTAGTAATATATAACAGCGGGCAGAGGCTCTGGCGGAACCTCTTGCTTGTTATTCGTTGCCATTCTGAGTTTACACTCAAGATCACATTCACTACAGTTGATAATATTATCTCGTGTAGGACATTCGTTAGAAATCGAATTTGAAGTTTTCATGATCGTCTCGATCAAATAAATGTTTAACAATCATAGGTTTACATATTCTTGCAAATTCTTTTGCTGTATCTCTGTCTTTGAGTTCCAAGGAAGTACCGACACCAGCACTAGCATTGCCGAGCCCAGAGCGAGAAGTAACAGTGAGCAAGCCCGAAGGTTTTCGATTATCTGTATAGCTCCAGCCCCATATGAAATATCTTACTTCTTCTGGATCTGTTATTCTAGGTTTCCAGCCTTTATTCAAAGCTTTTGCAATGGTTTCTAACTTGATGAAGTTCCTAGTTTCATCTGTTAATTTGTAGCTTTTATAATTAGCTACAGGACGAAGACCTAGCAATTTGCATGCATCTTCATACGGTTTTTCTTTACTTAATTCAATCATGCCTTTTTACGATTATAAGGTTCTATTTTCTTATGCTTAGGACGTTTCTTGTATTCCGTCTTAGTTTTTACTTCTTTCTCCTTATTCTTTCCCATAATTAAAAGAGTTTTAACATACCGTTGATTTCTTTCAAATAATATGGAATATTTGAAAGGTGTTTAGTCTCAAGAACTTTTTTGCAACTAGGCTGTAGTCTTCCAGCAGATATTAGATATTTAATCATATCTGTATTTTGTTTGCGAATATCTTCATCATTGAGGAATCTTTTTACAAACTCTACTTTGAATAAACTTTCATTGCTAAAGTTTACTGGATTACCTACTTTTGTGATGATGTTATCACAGAATATTGTTGTAAGTTCTTCAAGATTTGGCTCCTTAGATGTTATTGTTTCTGCCTTCGATACTAATATCTTAGCTACATCAACATCTTCGAAATCAACAATTTTTAGATTATCTGACTCTATTTTTATGTGTTGCGCTACAGTATTAACAATATTACTGATAGCTGCACTTTTACGGGCGTTACTTCCATAATCACCTTCAAATAAAATTACAATTGCCTTCATAATTATTGATTAATTATTTTTATTTCTATTTCATACTCATCTAATTCATTCTTAATATCATCAGTAGACATATTTGAATTAAGATTCAAGTATGGACATAAATGAATTTCTTCACTTGGTTTACTTCTAGCTAATCTTTTAGCTTCACTAAAAGGTATACCTAGTATTTTATTTAATGCTAAAATGTTAGCATACAAATGTCCAGTATGCAATATTATACTGGTAATTTGCCTTTTGGATTCCGATTTTTTTGTTTTCATTACATAAGCTTAAGTTTTAATTGTTAGTAAAATTGACGACGTCTGTATACAGCACTATATACAGAATAATTTACCGCAGTGCTACGGGTTCGCGACTAATACTATAAAACAATAGCGCTCTATTGTACATCTGTTATTAAAGAAATCACCTTCACACATATTACTATGTTAATTTAAACCCTCATATGTTTTAGGATTACTCCAGAGTACATACAGAAATAGCTGTCAAACTAAATCTTAGAACTCACCTGATTTTAACGTCCGCACGATCATAGATATGTTCCTACACCTTGGGCTCAATTGAATTATGTAGGCCTAATTCTTTTGACAAGACATATCTATTTACGCCCCACAGGCTTGTCATCTTCTGAAGACTAGTCTATTCTCACGAACTGACTAGTTATTAAGTCGAAATTTTTAAACCATTTCTATTATGCAAAATGCTTCAAAAAACTGTAATAAATTGTTGTTAATTATTACTCTCTAACGCCTTAGAGAATCACGAGGATTCTTCACAGAATCCATTGGGGTAATTATATCGCGTTGAATAACTGCGCCTTTTAATACATCTTTAAAATGCTCTTTGTTTGATTCATATATATAAACAATGTCGCTGTTCGACAATGATGTATCATGAGTCATAAGTATATCAATCAAAACAGCTTCAGGCATTGCTAAAAATATACTATCAATGCGCATTCCCTCTTTTACGTCTTCTCTAAATTTGAGAATTTCTTGTACCGTTGGTACATGTTCAACTGCTTTTGCAGTATCAATGCAAACTGATTCGTCTTCCGACGTAACAATCTTAGCAATAGGCTCATGACACAGAAACACTATTACTCCAGTAGCGATTGCTAATGCAATGACTACTAATATCGTCCAAAAGCATCCATTAGACGATTTTTTTACTACAGGATATTGATTATATTCCATACTCAATCCTCCAGTTCATCTAGTAGTTCAGATACTACGGACGGAGTCTCGATGATATCGAACTTCTCACCGCATATTGATACTAAACTTCCGTTACTATTTCCACAGCAGTAATCTAATGATACCGATGTGAATGTTAACTCTTCTCCGTCCACTGTATGGACTGTAGCAGATCTTTTTTTTCCCATTTTGATAATGTTTTTAAAATTAATAATTATTTAATAGTATCACCTACAAAGTATACATTCATATATAAATAATCTGCAATATATGCTTTGTATTCATCTCCAGTAACAGGATTTACTAAACGTATTACATATGTATCTTCATCTTCTTGATATTTATCAGATACTACATAATGTTTAAACCTCATTTGCAAATCCACAAAACCATATGGATCTTTAGGCTCCCAGTCTTTTAGCATATGTACTATAACAATAATTGTTATTGACAATACTAATAACTTGCTTATTCCATTTAGAATATTACTACTTTTAATTCTAACTGTCATATTACTTGTTGATTTCCTTCCATAATTCAATTCCTTCATGTATTATTAGGAAAACAACAGCAATTGCTCCTATAAATAGAAGTAAATTGAAAAATGTTGTCATTAATATTTAATTTGTTAATACTGTTAAATAATTTAAATACATTAGCTTCACATGCAAACTAGGAAGGTTTTGTTTTTAACATGTTACTAGACTCTATCACCACGATGAGGTTGTATTTATTGATAGAGAAGACTACTACAATACCTTATTAGCACGGATTTTACATGTAGTAGTCGGAGGTTACGTGAGAGGTATTATATTATTATAATTTAATTAAGAATAAAGTAAGCGCATTATATTCGCCCTCATAATTTGCAGTTATGCGCAGTAATAATTATGCTATTCTCTTACTTTAAATGATACTTATTGTTCAGTTAGTATCAGACTGTCAAGCACCATATTAACCCTACTTATGGTTAAGAGTATTTCTCCCTACTTGCTTAGGATTAGTTGCTCTAAAGGGTTGCACATCACAGTGAACCTAACTGTGACCCCTTACCACGTGGATTATTTAATCATTAGATACCAATAATTTACTGTGCATATAAACTAAAGATAAATAATAATTAATTACTTTGACTCTGCATTATGCTCCGACTTGTCACGGCCTTCTTTGGTTGCATTAAAGTAATAATACATGTGAAATTACACTATCTTCACAGACCGTGTAATTGGGGACAATATTAATCTAAAAATAATATTATGAAAGATCTCTCACTAGAGATGCATTTTACACCTAAAACTTATAAGGATTAGTCAATGGTGCTATTAACTACTGTGCACAAGTAGCATTTCCATCTTAGACTTATTATAAGAAACTGGTGCCCTCAATGTCTTGGGAAGTTATTGAGTTTTTTGATGTGTAACAGATTTTCACTTCGGTGGTCTATGTTACCTAACCACGCTAGCACTTATATTGATTTTCACAAACGGCTAGTGTTCTAATTTAATACCATAATGAATAATTAAAAAAGGGCAGCTAATGAGGGTAATAGGACTCGATGTTAATCTATCCTAAAACTTTATTTATTACCTACTA